TCTGTATATCTGAATGGGTTACCAGAACCTAATGCTGATCTGTGCCCGGCGGTACCGGCTAGCGTTCCGGAGAAATCCAGCATTGCTGCTACCTCAACCCTATTTCTATGTACACCATTAAGTGTCTTTGTCCTTGAGCCACCATACTCTCTAAACCTGAATAGCTTATCTGGATTAATCCCCATAGAAAGCATTAAAGAACGAATACCTTGTCTAGTCCCCTTAGATTTAAAGATTTCATTAATATTAACAAGAATTCTCCGCCAGATTTGGTTTTGTACAAACTGCAAACCCATTTCAGATAGACCCTGATCAGGTGTGATATTCTCACCTTCCTTAAACTGTTCTATTGACGCATCAGAAAAGCACCGAGGTAAGTCGAAACCGTAGTAGGTTGACAGAAAAGGTAAAAATGTATCTGCAATCGTATCTTCAACATCATAATCAACGTGCATTAAATTGACAAAGTGATCTAAGAACATTTTCATTTCGTCAAAATATCGAGCCCAAGTAAAAAGAATTGATGCTATAATTTGTGGAGAGCCAAATGTCCCCATGCCTGGAACCGCGAGACCTGGATTATACCCATACGGATCACTCATATTTCCATAATCTTGATCAAAGCCTTCCTGTAACTCAGCTTCGAGGAGATAATGTTGAGGAATTAGCTTCGTAATTAAGTTTGGATTGTTTATATCATACCAATTTGCGTCATCTAATAGCTGGCAATTGAGAGCCTTTACCAGCTCATTACTCGGAAATAAGACTGGGTTTAACTCAAGCTTCTCGAGGTTCATCGGGGGTGTTATACTATCATCAGGATCGCCGTACCTTCCGTCAACAGGGTTTCTATTAATTGTCTGATCCCTTGTTCCGTTAGTACCTTCAACAAAATTAGTAATCTTTGTATGTAAACCAGACCCAGATGAGTCTAGACATATATCATTTTGTTCATACTCACCATATGCCTCATTAAACCGATAGCATAAACGTAAAGATCCATTAATATCAGAATATACATTCCTATCTGCTAGACTTTTTAACACCGATTCTGTCCGGACACTATGCCAAACCCTAAATTCATCCAATGAACCGGAAAATGTTTGAGTTGGTACAAACGCAGATCTAAGCACTCCCCCAGGAGACTCGACGTTGACAACCTCTTGTATTGGCACACCTGACTCAGCATCATATCTATCATCAGGTATCTCGTCTGGATCTACACCATCAGGGGCGCCCCAGTTAACCTCATTAATCTCAGCCCAGTCGCCTCTATAATGGGTACTACCAGAGCCAATAGTTAGAGGTGATATGTGGAATGATGTTGATTCATAACCAACTGGCACATCATCATCATCTAATGCAGTACCAAAATCAGCCATATTATAGCTGCGCTCGGATGTGGTTTGTAGCTCGCCGTCTAAATAAAGCTTTATATTATTCTGTCCATAAGTTCTATCATAGGTTGCACAAACATGGGCCCAGCGACCTTTTGGGATCTCCATTGAGGCGCTTAGGTGTGCAGAGCCACTGGCTGCTAAAAATATCAGGTCAACAGATTCAAGGCCGGTGAGTTGTTCTTCAAAAACTTCATCATACCCATTAAACTCAGCCCAGTCTTGTTCTGACCATGCTAAGCCTAACGAGTTAACCCCGGTGTAGCCAGCCTCTTCAGCTGAAACTTGATCAAGGTCACCATCATCATCGGGCACATACCACAATAGTCTTCCGGAAGTATCAGTAGATTGTACTAGTTTATTTTTAAGGCGAGAATCTAATAATCCAAGTGTAAACCCAGTAGCGCCTATAGAATCAACCTTTTGACATATAACTTGATTCTCGTTATAAACATCATCGTCTGTGCTTAGGCGGGCTGAACCAAGTGGAATAAATATTTGTGTTTCAAATGATATCGATTCTTCCCTAGGGTCTAGGGTTACTTCACCGGTTGATTGTGATAAGCTCGGGTACAGCGTGCCGGCGCGGTCTGCAACTGTGAGATGTGTTCCTTCATTAACTGCACCATGGAAGTTAACGGCACCGGTGTGCTTAGGGAATAAATCAAAAATATACTTTTCAAACCCTGTTAGGCGATCAAAAAACTGTTCTAGTTCTTTTTTGCTACCATCAAACGGAAAGTTATTAATAATTTGATCGAATGCAACATTTACTTTAGCTTCAGCTGAATTAAAAAATGTATGATTCTCAAACCTTGACCAGTCTACGTTTAGTTGTTGAGTTGATTTTAAGCCGGTACCTGGATTATCAAACTTAAAAGATCTATCGTCAATAACAGTCCCAGACATATGAGACATTGTTTGATCAGTCACACGCCCATGGGCATTTACAATTCTTCTTACAACTGCAGGTGTAAATGTTCTAGCCTTACTAGTAATAGCCATTATAAGTCAACCCTAAACCTCGTATCTTCACATTCATATACTATCTCATTACCATCTGAGATGGCTAAAAGATCAACTGTATATGCTCTGCCTGGAAATAACGAGCTCATTATAATTTCAAAATACATGCCACCGGAATCGGTTGACAGTCTGGTTCCATTATTATCTTGTTCAAATGGGATAACTAGATCCCCAGAAACAATATCTCTAATTCGATAGTATATTTCGTCGTATATGATACTATCAATCTCAAGCTTTTCTCGTGTAGCAGAATGTTCTTGGTTCAGGTCTTTGACAAAAACTCTAAATTTGGCGCGTTCTGAAGCTTTATACGCCGGTTTAACATTTAATAACGAAACACTCATACTTGGTGAAACTGCATTGTATGCAGAGCGAACTGGGGACTTGACTGTTAGTGTACCGGTGTGCAGTGTAGCATCAGTGCTATCAGCCCATGTTGTTGTAAAGTCAATTGATCCGCTAGCTATAATATGATCTTGGAGCGTGATCTCATTTCCTTCCTGATATCTAACAACATCAAAATCATCATCTGGTACGTCACCGGTTGTTGCAGTTGTACTTGGTTCACCATCCGTTGATAACTCAATATGGATAACACCAAGACTAAAAACAGAGACAGTCAATCCTTCCATTGTTGCATCTTCTAATGCTGTATTGATCGTAGCGGCGGCCTTGATTGCAATCTCAGTCGCTGTATCACCAGCCTCAATTTCTATCTTGGCTTCAGTACCTGTGGTGGTACCGGTAGGCTCTTCTTCTTCGATGCCGAACCACAAACTATATGTTGTAGGTGCACCTTCATTATTTGCAATTGTAAAATGATACCCGTCCAAGTTTTCATCATCTTCATTATGATCAACAAACTCTACCCTTATTATTTCAGGCTGACTGGATACTGCACCGGAGTCATCTGAGGTTAGGTCATTTACATCCGCGGAGTATATCCCGCTAATCTCTACCAAACTTTCATCCGGAGTATCCTCTGCGCTATGTGCAGTAAGCCGCTCGACAGTATATTCTTTTTCAGGTAATGATCCAGTCGTTAACGTTAGCGTTATATCTTCATTTGATACCCATGAAGTGCTACCTCTAACTGAGTTTCTAAACAATAGCTTGTTGTCTGCATCAAATATCGCATTCTTTGTATTGTCTCTAAATGAATCATTCCAGGATATGCAGAGACGAGGCCTTAAATATTGATTAAGCGCGTGACGTGACGCGAAGCGCTTGAGAAAGTATGTCTTTCCGTCTGTTTCTTCTTGTTCTGAAAATGATATTCTAAATCCATTTGCATCGATGCTTGGACTATCACCAATCATTTCCTTAACGAGATCAGTCACATCAAAACTAAATTTTTCTGTTCCTTCAACAAAGCTTTTCGAAACTGTTATATCGGCGCCATCTCCATCGGTTGAATATACATCGAGATTGTCACCCCCAATCGGGCCTTTGGTGTCTGCACCAGCTGAATTCCACAATACAGGTTCACCAGCATAAGAGGCTGTTACAAAATTGCATATGTCTAGATCTCCGAATGCACCGGTGTCTCGGCCTATTCCCTCTGTAAATGATTGAGCTAAAGGGAATATCTCAACGTTGAAATTTGTTGGTGCCATCTGGCCGTCTAAAATATCATATAAATTAAGTGTTGCCTTAAACTCTGGTGAGGTTGTATCTAACGTCGTCATTTCATCAAGAACAGATAAATCAAAATCGACTAAGATTCTAGATAGCTCGATTGCTGTCTCAGGTGTTCCATCAGAATCAGCGTCTAAATTAAATGTACCAGGACTTTGGCCTTGTTGGGTTATAGATAACTCGAACCCTGAATCTGTTATATCACCATTAGCAGCATTTTTTGCTGGATCTTCTGAAATAACAGTTATCTCAATTTCGCCAGTCTCTTTATCAACAACAGAAAATTTCTCTAAAGCATCTATCTTTCCAGCAACCTCAGCTGCAACATCAATCTTCCCATCAGTTTCTTCGATGTCAGCCTGGATAGCAGTGGCCCCATCAACTGCTGGATCTACAGAGGCCGGATCTGCACCAACAATGTTAAACCATACATAATATTTTGTGTCATCTTCGTCATATATGATGAAATGTTTACCGCCTAAATTATCAGACTCAGAGTCATATGCAGGAAACGTAACAGAAACTATTTCACTTTGGGTTACAGCTTCTGACGTGGGGAGAGATGACTCATTATATAGCTTAAATAAGTCTAATGTGCCAGCATAGCCAACATTTGCATCAGACGTCCTATAACGGTTATTCAGTATTTTATTTTGAATGTATGTGTCTTTGCTAGCTGTTATGTTAAGATACATTTACCAATACTCCTTAAGATGCGTTGCCAATAATGTCATGCGTTGGATACCTTAGTTCAAAAATTGATCCAGGTGGACCAATAATCAACCCCTTTGTTGTATTTGCATCAACGTCAAAACTAGTTCCGCTATAAACCCTATCCTCAATAATACCACGCATTGTTGTGACGTTTATGTTAGTTAGAGTTAATACTCCGGCAGTATTAATAATTGCGTTCATTAAGTCCACCATAATAATTGGTTGATCGATTTGAAACATTTTTATCTCGAGAAGCTTAGCTAGTTTTGCTATAATCTTTTGAACAACCATAACCTTATTAAATTTAGGGTCGACGACGACATCAAAGTTAACCTTGAAATTAATAACTTGAGCATCTAATATTTCTATTGCATCTGATATTAGCCTGAATTCGTTAAGGTATGTCTTAAGGTTTCTCTTAAGGGTATCCGATGATACTGTTAATTGACCTCGGCGATCCTGACAAATGATAAACAGTTCAGCAGCAAGAGGATTGTTGGGGTTCTGGTGAATTCCTGCCCTGAAAACTCTTCCAAACTTTGAGGGAAGTGTATAAAGTCGTGCCAGCAAGTCTTCTTTACTGACAATTCTTGATTGCATTGATCTAACCGCAGGTATTTGTGCCCTTAAGTCTTCAATGTCAGGAGCTGGTGCACCACCTGAGGCTGCAAGGAAGTTTGAAACTTTAAGTTTTGACTTAATCTGCCTCATAACCTTAAGATCATCTGCATCTGCATCTTCTAACAACGGCCATGTAATATGTAACTTTGATATTCTACGGATTTGTGTCGGTTCAACATTATGCTTTTTGCCGCCGCCGTATCTATAACGAATTGTTAGCATAGTGTTTTTTGGTGATATTCCAAGTGTCTGAGTTTCAAGCATAGACTTCGGATCAATCGAGAACCTAGAAAACATAGTCTTTCCATAAAGCGGAAGTGATAAATCACTAGGGTCTGGAATAATGTCATCGTCTAATGAGTCTGCATCACCACCACCAAACTGAATCTTTGTAAGTTTTGTCTTAAGATCAGGTAATACTATAAACCTATGTGGTGCTGGTACAATCTCTAAATTATTCTCAACCACATCATAGTCATCATCTAAATTTATAATCCCACGAAACACAGTGTCCTGTGATAATGATTCTACTTCGTAGTACTCATTTCCTGCAGCATCTATAATACTCAAAACCTCAGTTATGCCGGCTCTCGCTAACGTTATTTTTCTAAAGGGCTTATGAATATCAGGGATATTAAATGTCTCAGAAGCTTCTTTACCGGATATGCATATTATATCCCGTGAAACTTCAAATACAGAAGGGTTTCCACTATCATCAGACTCGAATACAGCAGACTTAGCTATTAGGCTCCCTGTGCGGTCTTCTTCCCACATCATTAAATCTTCAACAGTTAAGAATGTTACCCCACCACCGGAAACAATTGTGCCTTCGCCTATTGTTGGCAAAAGCTCGAGACGAGGACGATATTCACCATCCTCAAGTATAGCTGGAACATGCGCTGTCATCGTAACAGTTACAACGGCAGGACTAGCGCCATGCTGCCTAACTCCTGCCTGGCGTAAATGACGTTGGATATTGTCAATCTCTACAGCTGTCTCCCAGTTTAGTTCATTAAACTGATGATCTAGATAGAATGACATTGTGTCCCCCACCATAGCAGCCATATCTAGAAACAAACCACCAACAGACGCTTCGCTAAAGTCTTTGATGCGATCGCCAAAATATGCCTTAGCATAGTCATATAGCTCAGCCCGGAATGAGTCATAGTCTCTAGCAACATATGATCTAGTTCTAGTTTTCTTTATTTGCTTTTTTACTTTTTCCTTAACACGACTCATCTAAATTATCCCGTTGAATATAGCACAACTTCAAGTGCCTTATCTTTAATTCCCAATTTTGGGATGTCATATGTAATTCGAATACCTACTTTTGCAACATGAGAATTCTCACGATGATCAGTGAATGCCTCAAATGAAACTAGCTGGACAAAAGGTGCATACTTGCTAGTTGTTTTCGTTATACGTTGAATTGCTTCTTTATCCCCAAGCTCAGAACCTAACTCATGAGTTAACTCTTGAAGATTAGCACCAAAATCATATAGGCCCAGGCGGTCTCCGTGGTTTGTTAGAATAAGATTTCGGAAATTATCATGCACTTGATCAGCAAGATTTTTATGCATCATTAATAAACCATCAGCACCGGTACCTAATTCTAGAGGTGTCTTGATACCAATTGGGAACTCATTCTCATCCCACCGACCACGGTTTTCACGATAGCGTTCATTCTGCGTGCCCACAGACCTAAATTGATACGTTCTAGCCGATCGATTTTGTACATTGCAATTATTGTCGTCTGACATGTTGGTACCTTTATTGTCTAGTAACTAAATATCATCTTGTAAAGAATCTGGGCAGTTATTAACCATAGAAATCATCACCAAGACCTGGCTTCCAACCTGATCTTCTTCTTTTCTTGTTTCCGGCTTGCTCTTCCTTCCGTAATGCTGCCTGGCGTTGAGCTCGCTCTTCGGCGGCCTCCTTAGCAACCATCTTAGCTAAAACAGCTTCGGCTTTGGCTCTTTTCTCATCGTCAGTAAGGTTTGCACCCATATCTTCCTCTGAAGGTAGAACAATTTCCCCTATTAGAATTGGATCACCATTATCATCATACATTGGGTTACCTTCATCATCTTTCTTTTGCTCTTCTGCAATATCACCTAAAAATGGTTCTACGGCACCAAGTATCAACATTATTGGAAATAATATTAGTGCTATGATACAGATTGCTAAATCTAGCAAACCAAGGGTAGGCAACATTAATGCTGGAAGATCAAGGCCTACGGCTAAAGCACCCAGGACTAATTCTAGCATTCCATCAAATGATAAATCTGGAATGTCAAAACTAAGAAGGCCTATAGCTATATCTAAAGGTATCATAAGGAGGCCGAAGATTAATGCACCTAATGCAAACCCATCCCAGGCCGGTAAGTCTAAACCACCTATTTCAAAGTCTAATATTGGGATAGGTGGTAAATCTGGCAGGTCAATTGCTATCCATGGCAGCTCAGGCAGATCAAGCGCTAGCGCTGGTAGCCCAGGGATGTCTAAAATACTTCCAGGTAGCCCAAGAACAACTTCTATCATAGGCATGAATGGAGCTATAGAGCCCAAAGCTATCTTTAATATTAAGGTACAAATACCCATGGGTTCATATGGGGGATCGGGCGGGCAGCCTAAAGGCATGCACAGCTCGGCCGGTACCAATAGAGGAGCTACTAAGTCTGCTGGTGCTGGCATTATTTACTCCTTATAAAAGCTTTCCGACTTTACTCTTGATTTCCTCAAGGCTAGCAATCCAGCCGGCGACCCAACCAGCATATACTGGGTGAAGTACTGGTGCACCGAGGTTTCCAACAGATCCAGACATACTTTCATTTAGTTTATTTGCAAACTCTGTAAGTTTGTCAACTAGTTGTTGGCCCAATACCATTGGCTCATCATTAGCACCAAGGCCGATGGAGACTTGTGCACCTTCGCCATTGCCTTTCTCGATGCCTGAGCCTATTACAATCTTTGGGCCATCAATCATAATAACACCATCGGGGCGAATTGTAATGATGCCTCGTCCTTCCCCACCCTCATCGTCTGCGGTACCTTCTTTTATAAGAGTAATTGACCCTTGGATCGGGGTATCTTGTTCCATATCTTGACGAGCAATAATCCGGACCTCATCTGACTTTATAACAATTGCAGCCTGGCCTATACCTTCTTCAAACTCCTCAAGTATTTCTATATCTTCCCCATCATTCGCATCTCCAGCCGGTGGGACTTGAGGGTACTCAATACTAAAATTGAAGTCAGGAAGTGTGTTCATAGACACATAAATTCGTGATGCATCATTAAAAAAATCCGGGTCACCCTCAGCTGGGTTCTCTAATCGGTTATCACCGACAGCACCATTACCGGCACCTACAGGATTCTTGTCAACTTCATCATAGTTTCTAGCATTCGTAATAAGCCGAGCCGCAGTTAACTCTGCATCGGCATCCGGATCTGCTGGATACCTGCCGCGGCCTGCAACAATATCAATCGTCCCAGAGAATGTTCTTTCATTAGGGTCTGTCTCGCCATCTTCAGGGGGCTCTTCACCTTCTGCTTGGGCCAAGGTAGGGCCTGTTGTTGTTGCAGAGCTCCACTCTGCTGCTGCAGCATCAGCTATTGTGTCCTTAGTATATCCCCTATCTTCACCTAAGCAAATCATTGTATTATTCGAGCCCTGTAGGACTAAGTCACCGGGGCGCTTCGTAAATCTTGGGACAGGCTCGAGTGTAACAGATTGAAAGGCTATTGCATCCGTATATAAATCATCATATGTTATTCCATCAGGTAACCTTTGGGTACCTTCACCCCCTCCGCCGTTAGGAAAACCAACACCTCTATTATCATCTTCAGGTGTATCCTCGCCGCGATCACCCGGGTCGCTGGTCAGTGTAGTAAATGACCTATCAGAGTGTGTATAGTTAACATCATCAACCGCCATTGAGTCGCTTACCCTGCACATCCAATATCCTAAGGGTGAAGTAGAACCTGCCGGATCTTCAACAAAGACCCAAACATGCTCGCCTGGCTTTACAGGCATACCAAGGTAAGGGGGGAAAAATGGAAAACAAAGCATCCCATCCGTGCCTTCACCTTTAAGTGCTTGTTGATCTGTTACAACCTGAATTATGCAAGAATTTCTTGGCGCTTGGCCTAATAATTCAGGATCTTTAAGCTTTGATCCAAGTAGTTCCCACTGTTCATCGTCATAGATAGCAGGATCATGAATCACATCAATTACTACTCCCCTAAACAATACATGGGCGCGGGGAGCATCGGCTGCTTTATTTGCTGCTATCTGAGTACCGCGATTCGCGGAACCCCCTTCAGCCATGGCTCCAACTGGATCAGACATTATTACCCCTCATTTATCTGAGAAAATAAATCATCCGGATCTATTCTTTCAGAACGCTCTTCTGCTTTACTAATTAGCTCGGCCAATTTAAGAATTTGCTCATTTGACTTAGCCATTCTCTCTAAATATTTTGATAATGTTGGGCCCATGGTGGAGTGTTCATACGCACCACCCATCATCTCAGAACGAGCTTCATTTAATAATAGTTGAGCTTGTTCACGGTCGGAAATTGCATTCTCATATATCTCTTGCCATAATAGCTTTTTCTTGTCGTCAGACTTCTCTATAGAATTTAGAAGCTCAGCAAATTTCTTAATCTTATCGTCAGACTTCTCGACTTTCTCGATTGCCTTTGTAACATCACTCATTTTACCACCTAAAATATATCAAACTTTTTATCCGGACCTCTTACAAGGGAGCGATAATGCTTTCTAATTATCGACATAGCAACTGACAATTGCTTAGGAGATAGCCCAGAGATATCACGTACATATACAAAAATTGCACGTTTGTTTAGAAAGTCAAGTTGATCAACTGTCTCAAAAACAGTGATTACTGCATCAATGCACTTCTTTTCATTTTCCCCACTTACCCTACCTTTAATCTCAGCTAAAACTTCCATAATTTCATTTCTGAAATTTTGTTTTATCATTTCTTCATCAGGCGGAAGTATTACATCATGAGAAGCATAAGTTTGCTTATCGCGCCTAGACATACCTTCTTGGTGGTCGACACTCACGTGGCGGCGCTCATTCTTGGTTCGGCGCCTAGAATTGATAATCAGCCAGTTTTTTGCAACTACGTTAAAATATGAAAAGGCTTTAGTGCCCTTGGCGGGATCCCACTTATGAATTGTCTCAAAAAGAAATGATACACAATCATTCTTTAAGTGCTCATATGGCTCACCTGGTGTAATAAACCCATATATGAAAATAAGATTTTGTGCTAACTTATCAAAAGCAGGCAGAATCTTTTCAAGATATAGCTTATTTCGTTCGTCGTAGTCTTCGGAATTCTGGTACTCTATTATTGCGTCTTGTGTTTCAAGACTAAAATAATTGTTACTCTTGCTTCCTTTTTTTCTTCTACGAATTATTCTTTTTGGCTTTGGTTTGGTCAACTTTCCTATCCTTATACTGGTACATTTTGATCCTCCGCATCAGTATCAGGTTCGGTATTTGCCAACTCAGCTAAATCATCTTGATTAACTGTACCAACTAAGTCATTAGCAATACGAAGTATCGCATCACGAGACTTAGTAATATCACTATGAACTCTCCGGATTTCCGGGCTATCATAAAACAAGGGTGTCTTTAAGATTTTGTCCATTGACTCTTCTCTACCATCTAATACATCCAACGCAGCTTCGATCGAATCCTGCATATTTAGTATTTTAATACCAAATTTGATGTTGTAATATATCGATGCGGCTAATAGCACAAATTGAACTGCTATTACGCTATAAAGAATCCATGTCATCATGTTAAATTAACCCATTAAATACTTCATCATATTCCTTGCAAATTTGTTCATGCGAATATTGTTCTACTAAAGTTTTCTGTAAATTATTTGCCCATGACTTAGGTAGGTCTGGAGAT